ACACAACAACACAACAACAACAACTTATGAACTATGTTCAAAACAACCAAAATCGTCCCAATCGCCAGAACCGACAGAATAACCGAAATGCACCAGGTAATCAAGTTACTGGTGTCCAAGAAGCGCAGCAGAACCGTGGTCCCAAGAGACCTCAGCACGATGTCAGCAAGAGTTATAATATTAAAGCAACAATTAATCAAGAGATTGGTCCCGAAGCAATCGCTTACCTTGAGAAAAAGAAATTTAAACACCTACAACGTGAGAAAAAGCTTTACATCAACAATCGGATTCCCCATGGGCACGGTCTCGGTGCTTTTGGAAGAGCCAATGCTGAATGTATTGCAATTCAAGGAATGCATCCGAATGGCAAAGGCATCAGTTATGGAGCGAATGCTGCTAGATTGCATCGACTCGACGACCAAATTTCGCTTACACCAACAGGAGATTATGTTGTATCAAGAGCCATTGATCGTGTGCGAGCAGTGTGCCCTGAAATCACACCAATGGACCAAGTACGTAAGAAGAAATGGACTGATTCTATTGAAAATGATGAGCATTTACGTGAACAGGGAAAAAATCAGGTCCGCAATACGTGTTTTAGCTGCAAAGGTCAGTTGCATGCTACACTCTTACGAGATTCAGTTGAAGATATTATACGCAGTAGAAAAGATCGCCCTGATGATTTTAGATTACTTTATCTTAATGACCTATGCGAAGAATGTGCCGAACCAGTTAGTTTTTCAACATCCCAAGACTCTGCATATTACGAAGGGGTTATTGGAGCACATGAATGGCGCGCGGTCATTGACAAAGCCCCAGCTATTATCTCGTTCTTTGATTACGACCATCCAATATCAAAAGGTATTACTCGTGGATCTTACTGGGATTCAGAAGGTACATGGTATTATGATCCTGCTACAGCGATTGTTAGATCATGCTCGGAAGGGAACCCTGAACCTTACGCCCATCAAGTATTGCGTACTGGTGGGGCAGATAGTTGGCTACTCAAATCCCAGTTTGAAACATACTGGTTACTGTTCGAGACTATCGATGTCATGTGGCACCGTGATGTCCCATATAGAACAGTCCGTATGCAAGCGGTTAAAGGAAGCGATGAGCACCCTCCAATCAGGAGTGAACGAATCATTTATTCACCAGATGATTTATTTTTACACCCTGTTATCACTGAAGACATTCACCCAATATTTGGTGTTCAGGGAAATGAAAATGCACCAGAAGTCTCCAAGCTCATTCAAATCATTGGTGAACAGTATCGAACCCGTTCTGAAACAATACAAATTGACAAAGGGATTATAATTATGCGTAGATGGCGTACTTTCCTAGGTATTCGGTATGAAATACAGCCGGTATCTGCCCCGGCTAGGGAAGTTGAAAAGGCAATGGTGCGTGCATGTAACCTGCAGACGCACAGCTCTGCTACCGTCAATTTCACCAAGTTGATAAAAGACCGGCTTAGTGAATTTGAAGATACTGAGCATTCGGATTATATGAAAGATCCTATGGACCGTATATTTATGATAGAACAAGTTTATCATGCGTTTATGATAGCTGAAATAATATGCGCAAATAGGGTCTATATGGTTGCGGAAAACCACCACTTCTCAAAGACTGTTGGAATTATGAAGAATGCAGTACAAGGAATTTTTGAGAATTCAGTAGAGTATATTTGGAGATATGTCCCCTCCAAAACTATCTCATTTTTGGTGGTTATGATGATGTTAGTATTTTTGTCTAGACTAATGTCATATTTTACTAATTTGTTCGGAGTCGAAGCTCGGGAAATTCATGATTTACGTCGTGGTGGTATTATATCGCATGACATATATTCTGAATTACTCCCAGCTTTTTGTTTGACTGCTTTATTATTTAAGTTAGCCCCCACTTTGAGACGCCGACAAAATACAGATTATGGAAGATTGTATGGTCGGTGTGCTACAGATGAACAATTAACCCAAGGAGAGGTATTAATGGACCCGAAGTGGAGAGTGCGCGATAAAGAATGGCAGGTTAAAGAATGGAAACACTTACCATGCGAGTGTAAGAGTGAAGTGTGCGGTATTCAAATGTTTCCTCAATTGACCTATAATGGCTTTGAAAAACCTACCATTTATCATAGTTGCAAACGCACGGCTATGGCAGCAGCTATGAGAAACACCTCAAATACGTTAGCACCAGAGGATGATGTTATGAAAGAATTTATTGGTTATTGTCATACTCGCTTTGATGATATTTTTAGAGAGATTAAACACTCTAGTTTTCACATAGATGTTAGGAAACATTTAACTAAGTATCCCGCTAAGAAGCAAGAAATTTTCAAAAGGTATTTTGAAAATCGTTCTACAGACAAACCAAATACTATGTTAGATTCGTTTTTAAAACTAGAGATCGGGCCTGAAAAGAGTAGAAACATTTGCGCTATGTCAGAAGAAATGATGTGTGAAACAGCAGCAGTTATAGACGCATTTGTTAGTATGCTTAAATGGAATTTACCTGGATACTGTGGAGATTATGATATGGAACAATTAGGAGAAGCCTTAACTGACGCACATTGGGATGTACCTGATCCAGTTCCTTTTTCTTCTGATGGCAGTAGTTTTGATTTAACACAATTAAAACCCCAGCATCAATTTTTCACTTATGTTATTGAGCGATTTTTAGATCTACCTAATGTTACTACATGTGATTTAGTTGACAAGAAGAGAGTGGTAGAATACCTACGTAAAAGTGAAATTTTGAATATAAATATAGCACGTGGAGCAGTTACTTACGTAGCTGGTGGTAGAGCGTCCGGACACAATCACACAAGTGGAGCAAATACTATGTTTATGGTATTATATTGGGATTTTATGCTACTCTTTAAAGGTGGATTACGACGAAGAGATTTTAGGACCTTCGTCAAAGGAGATGATATTTTTGGTTTTGTTAGACAAAAATACATACCTTTGATGAAATATTTAGTTGCTAGGTACATGTTACCAAAGATGCCTCAAGTCGTAACCAAACATGGCATAGGACAGATATGCAAATTCTTGTTAATAGGGAATTTGGAAAAACATACCTTTTTGAATTGTAATTTATTAAATGTTGGCGACAATATTGTGCCAATTATGCGGTTAGATGTAGCAGTTAAGAAATTTAGTTGGACTTCTAAATTTAATAAGGGTATGTTTAGGCAAATACAAACTATGTCTGTTTTCGATAGGCGGAGAATGAAGTTGTTACATAAGTTCAATATCCATTTAATGGAGTTGTTGTTGGCAAAAACATTGAGCTACGAAAACCTTATGGGTAAAATGCCCATATTTAGGGAGTTAATATACGTAGCGAAAAGGTTTGTTAGGAGAGCAGAGGCACATAATAAGTGCAAGATCACCCCTGACACCATTGAGGTTAATTCCTACACAGCTAAGATGCGTAAGACACCTCACAATGCTTCAACCATTCGTGAATACGAACGGTTGTTATTTGATTTGTTCGGATTTGACAGAAAGGTTATCTGGCAAGTAGAACGGAAGATCCATAAGGCGACAGATATATCAGATATTTTAGATATACCTGAATTGAAACAAGTGTTCATGAGTGAGTTTGTTTTGAGTCAATAGTTGATCTGCACTAAGTGAGGAAGCAGAGAAGGGCCC